GGGCATAAATGAGATGAACAGTCTGATGAATAACATGGGCCTCGAGGTGAGCCCGACAGTCAGGGGGCCCGTCATGCTTACGGTCAGCGTAAATGTGGCTGGGACAAATGCATCACCAGAAGAGATAGCCAAGGCCGTGAGTCGAGAAATATTACTGAGGCTGAGAGGAATAGGGGCATGATGGGGGAATTATTGAAAAAATGGAAAAATAGATTAAGCATGGCGTTCATATTCCTAGCGTTTTTTGTCTTAGTTGATGAATATGTCAAGGAGAGCTACATATTTGATTTTCATGATTTTTATGCATCATTCCCAACTCATGAACAACTATTCATTGTTTTCTTGATTGTTGGATTGATTCTGGGGCTGAGAAGATGGGCATAAAGCTTGAAGTATATGACGGCACAAATTGGGTCGACAAGACGGGAAAAATGGTTAGCTTTACTCATGGATTAACCTCAAGAGAGCTGGAGAAGATAGATTTTACATTGGTTAATGATAGTGTAAGTGTAGGCCAGCAGGTCAGGGCCAAGCGTGGCGATACTGTATTTTTCGAGGGAATAATATACAATATGAGTAAGCGTCATGAAAAATATGTTGAGACTAGGGCATCGGCCTACAGCAACCTGATTCTCTATGACAGGTATTATGCCTATCGCTCATACTCCACAGGCATGACTGCGGGCGCAATCATAAAAGACTTGGCATCACTCGAGAGCGGAGTTAACACCGCTAACGTTGATGATGGGCCAAGCCTCACGGCTAACTGGGATATCGAGAACCAGATAGTTCTCAAAGTGTTTCAAGACATAGCCAAGGGCACAAACTACTATATTCGCATGAAGCCGGGCAAATACCTATACTACAGGCCCAAGACCACATCAACGCCAATATATACAATTACGCAAAACAACATAATTTCGGCCGAATATTCGGAGGATAGATGGAAGCTCAAGAACAGGGTTATCTATCTCGGCGCAAATGGGCAAATACTGGCCGACGTCTCTGAGGGAGCAGGCGACCTGCCCATTATCATTAGCGACCCATTCCTGACCGATGCCACAGAGGCCCAGAGAAGGGCGCAGATAAGGCTGGCTTTGAACAAGGAGTATGGCCGCCAGCTTCGGGTAGTCATGCATCAGAACGATTTTGAGTCAAGTGGGATAGACCTCTTCAGCACAGTGGCCGTGAATCTGCCCTCACTGGGCATAAACGAGAACATGTATGTTGTTGAGATCAGTTATGACCCCAAGAGCCTGAAATACACCTTGACGCTCGGCGGGAGGCTTGAATTATTCGAGGAGTATCTGAGCGAGGCGATGGGTGGAGACGTGGCCGCTAGATTTGGGCAAAAAACAAGTGTTGCTGAAGTTATTGGCTCTGTCTCGTTGCAAATTGAAGAAATAAGTAAGAGGTCAAATTTATTAACACAACCTACACTTTTTCTTTATTATATTAAGCCTCCTATTCCATATCAAGATGCTCAAAATGTTTTTCAGGATACGGATGGCATGCTTAAGCTCATATCAGGCGCCACAAGTGGGACAGTGAAGATACTCATCAAGCCGATAGGAAGTAGTGATTTATTTTGGAGACAGTTAATATATAGTATTGACCCAGGCGGGGGTAGTTATCAGGTCGATTTATTGCTGGGGTCTAAGACGATTAAGAACAATGCCTCAAGCCCGTATAGGTTTAACTATGTTGTCTTGAGGAATAGCCTAGCCGAGGGAGATGCCTCAAAATGGGGCGCAACAACAGGCGCAACCATAGAGGATTCAGGCTTGTCGATAATCACTCGGTATAGCCTAAAATGTAGCTACGCTTCTAGCTTTCAGGTGTGGTATCCTTCTGGAAAGAACTGGGGCAAGGACTTATCAGAGGTTTCATACTTCATGTTTTGGATATACTCTAATATCGATGCGACAATATACGTGAGGCTGGCTACCAATGACAATAATTATTACAGAGCCAATACTACCGCTAAGGCAGGCAAATGGATTAAAAACATTATTCCTTTATCTTCATTCATTGCGACGGGCTCGCCCTCTTGGAGCAACATCAACTATATAATGTTCGAGTTTCCAAACGGGACATTTTATCTAGATTTTGACTATGTATTTGCGCCAATTCTTAACGAGGAATTAACAGTAAAGATAACTCTTAGCCGTCCGAGTGCTCAGGCCACATCTCCAACTGTGAAGAATATTAGGCTTGAATATGGTGATTGGTTGACATGAGTAGCATAATCAGGATAGCGGATGTTGGACGGCCGGGACAACTGGTTTATACTCCTAATATTACCTCTATTTTAGACCAACTCTATGATTCTTATGTTATGCGGTTTAAGGTATATGTAGATTATCGTTACACCTATGAGACAAGCTATGAAAAAACGGCTTATGGAAGCTTTACGATACCTAGTACCGTATGGGGAAGCCCCGTAACCTCTATCTATCATTATTTCCAAATTGATTATCAAACAAAGACAGGCGGCTGGACTGGTTGCTCTTATGTAGTTATCGATGGGGAAAGCACATCAGAATTTGGTACTACTTCGACCTCATGGGTTTCTCGAAGGACGCGAATAATTAAGTATCCATCGGGCTCGACGATTAAATGGGAGCTATGGATGAAAAATACGTCAGGAAGTTATAAATGCGAAGTTCAAAACCTATACATCAAATATACACCTATTTGGGTAAGTAACACAATTCAGAGCACACAACTAGGCATAAATGCATTATTGACTAGGGCAGTGATACCTCCATCTGGCGGCATAATTATTGATGATGAATATTCATATCATAATTCCACGACTTCAACGATAGAGTTGAAATTTGATAATTTACCATTCAATAAGCTTGATTTTTCCCCAATTATGTGGACAATAGTAGAGTATGTTAGGGTCGAGTAATATGCCGAAAGTAGAAGTCATTGATTTTGAGACAGGACTACCACTCGAAGTAGCTAAAAGGCTTAGGGAAAAGCTCGAAAAATATGAGGAAAAAATAGCGTCGCTCGAAGCGGAGAAAAAACTCCTGCAAGACAGACTCAGCCAATATGAAGGCCAGATAAACCAGCTTATGAAAACTCTCGATAGCATAAGTCTCGATGTCCAGATGCTAAAAACCAATTCGGCATCAATAGATAGCTCAAAAGCTGTTTAATTTTATGATGAAAAGACTTTTATATTGTTTAGGAAATATTATACAATTCGCCTCGCAATTATTATTAGCGGGCAGTTGCGCCATGCTTTCGGCTCTGCATACCACACCTCGACTATTTTCAGGTCAGGGAGAGAGAACCACCAAGGCGCATTAAATATCAGTTTTCCGCCCGGCCTAAGCAGGTCTCTCAGGCTCTTCATCAGTTTTGGCCGAAGATGATAGGGCAAGTGCCAAGGCGGGTCAATCACTATGCACTGAAATGATTCAGGACAAAAAGGTGGGTTAAAAATGTCTCCGCATATTGTTTTACTATCCTTCGCATAGTATAGGTCAAGCTTGACGTCTCCAACATCCGAGTCTCCAGAACAGGCATGGAGGCAGGGATGCTCCATCTGGCTCTGGATGAAGTCTTCGACGTCTTTCGGCCATGACCAAGCCTTCTTGAAATTGTATTTATGCTTACTTTTTGGGTTCATTTCTTAGGCGGTTTATAGTTTATCCAGACGTACTCGCTCCGCCTTTTTCTCTTTCCGCCAGTCTGGTGAGAATTCGGCAAAGTTGTAATGACTGTAAACCTGATTTTTTTCCATCCCTTCTCCTCAAGCGTTTTATATATCTCGTTATCATACCCGCAAAGCATGGCCTTGCCCTCAATGCCTAACAATACATCGACCAGTCTTTCATGATCCTCAATCGACATTTCTAAAAGTTCAGTCCTGACCCTGACCGTGTGATGGACGTATGGCGGGTCGCAGAAAAAGAAAGTATCAGGCGTGTCATAGCGCCTAATCACTTTCTCAAAGTCATCATTCTCGACTTGGACATTCCTTATACGTTCATGAAACTCGGGAAAATAATCAATAATATAATGAAAACTAATCTTTCTTTGTTTTTTGGAATAGCCCCACGCATCGTTTTTACCGCTGAAGCTCTGCCTAATCGTAACGAAGAATCGTCGGGCCCGCTCCACGTCGTCTATTTCTGGGTCATGTAGGTTTTCTCGGCAAAAGTTCCATTCCTCTCTCGAATACGGCGTTAAGTATAGCAACTCCTGAAGGCGCTTAGATTTTTCGGGATCGCGGAGAACCCTGAAGAAATTAACCAAGTCTCCATTGATGTCGTTATAAACCTCTATTCTTGATGGGGGCTTGCGGAAAAGAAGCTGTGCGGCCCCTCCAAAGACTTCAACATAAGTAATATGCGGCGGAATGAGTGGAATAATCTTAGATGCTAAAAAATATTTGCCGCCGGGATGACTAAGAGGCACTCTTCCCAATTCTTTATATTTTTGTGGGGAGATAAGTAATATTTCTCAGATTTTTATCAAGTGTGCATAAATAGAAAATGGAATGTTTGGCCGAAAAAACGAAGAAGAGGGAATGGTTGTAGGGGGCATCAGCTTAGTCATTCAGGACTCTGGCGACGACGTATTAATCAAGGCGAAGTGCCGAAAATCTGAGATAAAATACCTCATACAAATCATCATGGATAGGCTGAAAATGTATGAAGAAGAGCCAGCTGGCACAGCTCGTCCTAGACTCCGCAGACACGGGCATTAGTCTCTACGATTGGCAAAAGCGATGGCTAGATGACGAAAACAGATTCAGGATAATGCTCAAGAGCCGGGCCGTGGGTGGCTCATTTCTCATAGCGCTTGAGAGCTTTCTGGATTCTCTGCTTAACTCTAACCATACCACTCTTTTGGTCAGCTTTTCCATGAGGCAGTCGCTTGAGCTATTCAGAAAAGTCAAGGAGCACATCAATACGTGGAGAGGCATCAGAATTAGAGTCGGCGAAGAGACATATACATTTACGGCCACGTTAAGCGAAACAAAGACTCAGGTCGAGTTCCAGAATGGTAGCAGAATTACTTCGCTTCCCAATAATCCCGACGCCATTAGGGGCTACCGAGCTGATCATGTCTATGTGGATGAGGCCGCCATGTTTAAAAATGACTTCGAGATCAAGGCCGCAATAATTCCAACCATAGCGGGCAAGGAGGGACGCCTATCCCTCATCTCCACGCCTAAGGGAAAGAGGGGATGGTTCTACGAGGCATGGACAAGCGACGTATTCAGCAAGCATGAAGTTCACTACAGCATGGCCCCGCACATCACTAAGACTGACTTAGAGGGTATGCGGGCCAGCCTAAGTCCACTTGAGTGGGAGCAGGAAATGGAGCTGAAGTTCATTGATGAAATAAATGCCCTATTCCCGTATGAGTTGATTCTGGCATGCACAGATGACTATGAGCCTGAATTGAGGCAATACAGCGAGCCAATTTATCTTGGAATAGATTTCGGGAGATACCGAGACTCGACCGTGATATGCGCCATCGAGAAGGGAGAAAAGCTAAGAGTAGTGTTTCTTGAGGAGATGCTGGGCGTAGATTTTAATACCCAGCTCTCAACTATTCATAAAATAATAGAAATTCTTAGGCCCATTGGGATAGCGATTGATAAGACGGGCATGGGCATACCCCTATTTGATATTTTGTCCCGCACTTATCCGCATATCGAGGGAATAACCTTCACGGTAAAAATGAAGACTGCATTGATAAATATGCTCGTAAATATATTCAGCAATAAGAAAATAATCATTCCAACACATGAAAAACTAATTAATCAATTAAGGCAATTCCAGAGGACAGGCGCACCTGAGGGAGAGCATGACGACTACGTTATGGCCCTTGCATTGGCTATACATTCGGCAATAACGGGCCCGCAGAGAGGAGCAATAAAAACGGGATGGGAATTCTAGGCCTTGGCTAAGGCAGTTGATAGGAAGCCGTAGAGCTTTCGGGTCAATGCAAGTAGGCCCATCTGAAGCAGTATGTTTGCAGTGCTCTCAATTGTTAGCGGTAATCCTGCACAAGTCAAGAGCCACGATACTAGGCCGATTATTGCGCCCTGAATAACAGTCGTGACAAACTGGGCTGGGTCAAAGGTTGCCAGCTCAATTATCTGCTCGATTGCCTCATCACTCAATTTCTCGCTTGATTTCAATGCGAGATTTGCCTGAGACCTATTCCTCGCATAGCCAACTAGGGCGTAGATTATGCCCGCAACAACTCCATGAACCAAACTACTAATTATGTCCAGCATTTCGAGAAAAAATCGAATTATATGTTTATTTCCCTGAAAATCTTTTCCTCCAGCTCGCTATATATCTCCTTGAACTCCTTTTCCTTTAGCCAAGGCTTGGACATCTGGAGAATAGATAACATTTCATCAACACTAATGTCTGCGTATCTTTCCTTGATCATGAGAATGCTAGTGGCTACCTCAAGCCATCTCTCAGAGTGGTCAATAAACCACAGCAACGACATGAGTTTTCTTTCATCTATATTTGGCGCAATATTTTCAATTTTTCTCCCAAATCTTGAGGAATATGGGCCATCAATGTAGGTCTCAAACTCGTAATGGGAAAAGGGATAGATGCGCATTAATTTTAGCAAATAGGCGGCCTTATGCACCCGCAATATAACTGGCCTTAACTCTTCTATGTCTTTTCTGGTTACATTGAACAGTCCTAATAGCCATGCTTCATTCATTATTAATGAGAAAAAATATACAATTTATTTATTCTGAAAAGCCCTGTTCCTGTTTTTGGTCGGCTTGCATCTTCTTGAGCTGTGCATAGAGAATAGCCTGCCCCAAAATTACCATTGCTTTAGGATCAATGTCCGCTACAAGCTCGACGTCGGCCCTAAACGGAAAACATGCCAAGACCTCGCCGATCTTCTCGATGAGCTTGATTATTTCCTCTCCACCCATAGTCTCGGAATAGTTCAGCCTGATTGCGATGACTACGGAGCCCACAGCCGAAGCCCCATCTCGGTCTTTGGCATGGCATAATAATTAATCAGACTGCACGGCCGCAGGACGTTTGCGCATACCAATCCAAGGGCCTCGGCCTCCCGCTCAACTAGTAGACTCATACCTACCCACGGCCAAACCAATCAGCTTATTAACCTCAAAAAACATAAATAAACCCAAGACCCAAAATAACAACAAGTGATGATAGAGGAGTGGCGAAAAGCCGAGAAGGCCTTGACGCTATTCGGAGAAGAGGATGAAGGCATAGAGGACATAAAGAAGATCAGCGAGCTTGAGAACGAGGTTGCTGAGCTGAGGAGGATTTTAAGCGGGCTCTTATCTCGGCTAGAATCATCTCACAGTAGGCCAGCCGCCTCAATGCATCCCTAACAGCATCACACATCTCGCACATCCCTATACCCACTTCGAGACAACAAATATAGCCTCCTCAATCATCTTCATCGCTTCATTAATGTTATTGTCTTCAAGATACATCCTCGCCGCCCTGAGATAGTCAAGAATAAGCGAGAAGTCCTCAATCATCATGAAATACTCATCACTACTCATTCCTCGCCCTCCGCCCCAGCATGGTTAATACATCACTCCACTTCAGGCCGAGCAGTTTTAATGTATTATCAATTGCCTGCAATGCCTCCCTTGAATAGTCTTTTCCATCATCATCAACAAGTTGTATTAGTTTGTTTTTTAACAGATATGCGAGAGACCAGTTCAGAGAGTCTTCCTGCCAATGAGGTAGATATGCTTTCCTGAACTCCTCCTTTGCCTCCTCGGTATCTATGAGATACTGCACTTCGCCTTCAATGAAGATTGGTATTCTATTTTCATTACCCAATCACACTCACCTCAAGACAAATTTTTGGGGCTTGTTTTATTATCGTCAAACCTTGATTTTCTGGATGAACTGCTCGGCCTGAAGCCAGATGTCTCTAAGCGTCAATGCTGGCATTGTCTTTTTGACTGCCATGGCCAGCAGTGCAATAAGCTCTATTGTATTCATCGTAGTTAGGTGGGCCTGAGCCAGAGTTTTACTCATACGCATGTTTTCTGGCACTATTGCGTTGAAGCTAAGCATTATTGGGCCATAGACCCTGCTTACGCCCTCATACAGCTCGACCCTCAGCCTCGGAGTGGCATTTTTGAATCCGCCTTGGGGTAAATCGACCCAGCCAATCGTGGCCACCCTATCCTTGTCAAACAGCTCGATGTTCTTTGCCGACGGCTCGGGAAATTTTAAATCGGCATCCTCGCATAGCAATGCTTGGTTTATGTTTATTATTCTTCGACTGGAGCTTAGCCTCATTCCACCGTTACCCAGTGCGGAGAGAACTCATACGTTACCAAGTCGTCATTAATGTTGAACTTGTTTTTATCAACCTCAAGCTCAACTATGCCGATGTCCGCAGTATAGTAGCCCCTCGACTTGGCATACTCAGTTGGCAACTGCCAGCTAGGTGTGGTAAAGCCATAGAACCTGACAGATTCCTTGATGAGGTTATGAATATGCGTATGCGCCCTAACCACTACATTGTAGCCTCTCGAAACATGAAACTTCAGGTCTTCCATGAATAGCTTCCAAACGTCTCTCGCCAATGGAGTGTAGCGATAATGCGGAATAACGCTAATGCCTACTTGGTGCTTCGCATGTAGCTTCAGCCTATGCTTCTTAATGTCTAGGCGCAAATCAACTTGGCTGGCCCTGTCCTTTGACCATCGGCTAACGTATTGGACATTAGGCAATTTTCTAGCGATGAACTCCTCTGCATGAAGGCCCTCGACCGTAACGTGGTAGTCAGTGCCCCTAATAACATAAATTTTCTTTGCATGCCAGACATCGATGAAGAGTTTTAGAAACACGTCTATCTGATCCATTACGTTCTGCAACAACAGGGTATGATAGTTCTGCTTTCTCTGAGGGCCGTCTATTAGGTCGCCCATGAGGATGAGAATGTCTGGGGGAGAATCCTTAGGCGCATGAGCCTCGGCCATCGCATACCAATACGATAGCAGTTTTTTCTGTATGCGATTCGAAGTGATTTCTACGCCCGTCTCGGGATTAACGTAATGGTCTGGAAAAACCGCATGCGAAGAGCCTACATGAACGTCTCCAAGGAATAGTATCCTCATTTAAACAGGTAAAGAAAATCAAAATAAATTAATTCGAGAAGTTATGACCTTTCACTCCAATGTCCTCGATTGTGAATGTAGATTAGATAATCCAAAACTTCTCTTGATATTGCGGTTAGCTTTTGGCCGCACTCCGGGCACACCCACGTCATCACTAGACGACCACCCCATACTTTTCTGGATCGACTCTTTTGCCGTCGGCCCGCTTCTCCCTAACCTTTTTGACATAGCGAGAGTGCCGCCTGAGGGGTCGGCCGCAGAATGGGCAAATTAGCCGTCCTAGTGATTTCCGCTTAAAGGCTATGTCACAGAGCGAGCAATAGACATAGCCCTCGTGATACATGTAGCTTTTGCGTGGCCGAAACTCTAGTTCAAGCATGAATAAGCAAAAACAAAAATTGTTTTTTACTTCGAGAACTATTCGACGAATTTTTGCAGATACCTAAGCAATATATCCAAGTCCCTAAGCGGGATGACTATTTGATCCTGCATGACGCCCCTCTCATTCTCTCTCCTAATGACGATGCTCTGATCTTTGGGATAGATGCAGTAATTGTATTCACGTCCCTTGATCTTTGTCTCGCCGATCGGCTCGCTTACCTTCTCAATCACCTTCTTCACAATCTTCTCGACCTCCTCTGGCTCTTCGGCCATCCTTTCTTTGACCTCTCGCTTAACCTCCTTCACGATTTTCTTTTGCAATTCTTGGTTTGGAATGTCCTTGACCTCTTGGATGATTGGCTTCCGTAATTCTTTTGGCAATGTCACTAACTCCTTGGCGACGGGCTTGGGTAGCGGGGTCTCATCAATCTCTATGCGGGCGGCCTTATACTCCTTGATCCACTCATACATGGTTTTGCTTGAAATTCCGTAATGCCTTGCGGCGTCATCAACATTTTTGAATATTCCTCTCTTTACCAGCATCATGATAAATTTACCTTTCTCAGCGGGCGTCAAGTCATCCTTAGTGAGTTGTAATTCACCTGTTAATTTCATCGCTGATTCTAAATCGAGTTCATGAATCTTGACAGGAACTTTATCGAGGCCTAGGCTTTGAGCAACAAGTAATCGGGCCCCGCCCTCGATGCATAGGTATTCATCGCCAATCTTGACAACGTGGATTGGCTCAAGAATTCCGCTCTTCTTGACTGACTCGGTTAATGCCTGAATAACCTCGGGGTCTCTACACTCCCTCGGGTTGAACCACGCAATCTTAATCTTGTCAGTCGGCAGACTCATATAACTCGCCTTGCCTGAACCTTAATCTTTTTCTTGTCCGCAACAATGAAGACTACTTCGCCCTCGCTATCCTTGAATTGCTCAACATTGAATTTCCTGATGAGGCCCGTAAAAACATCCTTGGCCCTAGGCCCCTGCCTTTTCGAAATATTCTCAATGTCAGCTTCGCCAATAAATCTCTCGCCCCATGAATCACCATATTTTTCCTTCAGGAATTTTTTGAATAGATTAGCGACGCTGGTTAAGTATTTTACCCCCTCATCCTTATTGCTTATCTTGGGCATAATATTCACTTAGGTATTTTTTGATTGCGAGCCTTATTATTCTCGAAACACTACTCTCCTCCGCCTCGGCTATGGCTTTTATCCTTTCATAATCGGACTGATTGATACAAATTGTTATGAATTTTTGTGAATTTTTGTGATTGTTCTGTGTTTCAGAATAATCACAACTTTTCATAATTCTTCACAACTTTTCATACTATAACATCGAGAGGCATACTTGCAGTAACTACATGGGTAGTCAAATGCGGAGAGTGTTGGCGGTATCTCTGGCGGCTCGCCTTTGTCCAGCATGGCCTTAATATTGTTTTTTCGGCTATGGAATTCCGTCTCAATTTTGTTTAAATCGATTAAGCTCGTTACGTCAAAGGCCTTTAGTGGCCGTCGCCCCCGCTCGTTTTGCTCGCCTCTCTTGACAAACAGGAGAAATGCCTGCTTGAACTCATAGCCAAGATTGACTAGCATATAGGCATAGAAGCCGACCTGCTCGACGTAGTGATTATAGTATTTTTGCACTTCGGCTATGTTGTTTGGGACAAAATCGACGAATTTCTTCTCAATCAATACTCCATTTTCATATTCGTCGACCCGTCCCTTGATGCCTTGATATTCGATTTCAAGCTCGCTTTGAGCCAATAGTTCTAGTTTATGCAGTAGTTTACCCTCGGCCATCCTGATGATCCCGTCGATGTTCTCCGGCCATGGCGACTTTTTTTCAAACCAAACTCGTCGTGGACAAATATCGGTTAAGTCGGTAACATGTATTTCATCTCGTCTATCCTCCTCATCTTGATATAGCTTTGCGATGTATAAGCGCTCGACTTGAGATTCGCTAATCATTCTATTTGATTCGTGGCGTAGGGTTGTATTTTTTTGTGAGACCCCCTGTGCCTCGAAACTAAAAAATGCACTCTTCACAGTTTTCATTTCCATCCCTCTGGGGTTGTTAATTTCGAGCGGCCAAGCTTCCACCACGCACAATCATAACCGCACTTACTGCATCTAGCAAATACCCATAGTTTCATCCCATAGTTCTCTACATAGATTCCATCTGGATGCGGATATCCGAGAATGTCTGCATACTTAAAGCTAGTCCCGCATGTCGGGCATACGTAGTCATCAAACATTTTTGCAATCTCTGGAATATGGCCTAGCCAAATGTATCGCTCATCATCGTCTAGGGTGGAGTTTGCTTTTCGTGTTAGATAGCCATGATTACGGCCACTGCATCGGCATCGACATTCGGGATGAGTAGCCCGCAGACATTTGATGTCACATTTACCCATAGCTTCATCCTCGGCCATGGAGGAAAAGACTTCCAAAACATCACCTGTCAGTGTTGCCTGCAAACCTTTTCGGGTGTAAACTTTCATCCCAATCATCCTACTTTATGCCTATAGTAGGCATAATTTAAACCCAACTCAGGTTTAAATTAAGGTATAATTTAGGCCTATTTGTGGTTAGGATAGAGACAAAGGTATTAGCATTCCGTGGAAATTACTTGAGAACCAACATTCCAACCAAAATTGCAAAGCAATTCGATATTCAGGCAGGCGACATATTGGAGTGGGATATTGACGAAAAAGAGGAGATAATCATCATTAGAGTTAAGCATATGCGTATGCTGGCGCCGGGTAAAAGATTGTGAAAAAATAAATTTTGTTTTTATGTTATTTTTTCTACTGTTAGTTCCCAATCGCAGTTTGCGGCCAGTATCCTGACATACCAATTGCCCGCTGGGATTTTGGCGGCATAGAACTCAAACTCGCCCTGCTCCTCCTCGACCCCACCAGTCTTTAGCCACTTCTCGAGGTCTGCATTGTAGAGATACCAAGTTAGGCTGACGTATTTCAGGTCGCCCCTCGCAGTCAGCTTAATCTTGATTTTTAAGTCGGAGGTTGAGTCAAGCGTGAATGGCTTTGTGTCTTTGTTCCCACTGCCCCTATCCGATACCAATATTGGGCCGCTCTCCGCTGGGTAAACAGTTGCTACTGATGTTGTCGTGATGGTTGTGGCCTTGACAGCGGTCTCAGTTACTTTCACGGTCTGCGTCAAAGTAAGCGTGTCCCTCAAGGTTTGAACCGATGTCTCGGTTAAGGTCTGAGTCAAAGTCTTCTCAATAGTTGTTGGCTGTGTGATGGTTGATGTCTCAGTAATTGTTATAGGCCGCGTGCCTGCGCCTCCAATGCCTACACCAACCAAAAACACTAGAACCAAGGCTATAATCCAGACAATAGTTTTCTTCTGCATCAATGGCCTAGGCCGTGTTGGGCGCTATTTAAGTTTTTCATGAATGATGCCGTGAAGGATCAATGTAGGATAAGTCCCGAAATTTCGGGTTTCTAAGGCTTGAATGAAGGTAGTGTATGAAGTGAAGGTTTTCCAGAGGGAACATAGGTATGTATAGATTTATTCAGGATTAAGGTGCTATGTAGGTTCTCTGGATTAATTAACCAGTATAGATTTTTTCATATTTAATAAGATTTGATGTTGATTAATGGATCATGATTGAAAAACTATACAAAATTGGCGAGGTGGCCGAGTTGTTGGGTGTAACAGTCGCATCGATTAGGCGTTGGGAAAAAGCTGGAAAAATAAAATGCATCCGAACGGCCGGCGGCCATCGGAGAATCCCAGAAAGCGAAGTTATTCGTCTTCGTGGACAAATAACTGCAATAGAATTTATCCCAGACCTAAACGAATAAGACCTACAAAAATCTATCCGTTATTTTTTATTTATTTCTCTAACCTATACAAAACTATACAATATTAGGATCTCTCCAGAAAACCTACACAACCTACACAACATACACCTAATTCGGTTTTAATTGAATTAGTGCTATAAGATTTAAATACTACCCTTTCTCCATGCCTGAGAAACCTACATTCATCCTTCATGGCATCCTTCACGTTTTCGCTGAAATAATTTCCCTAGCTCCATCATAGCCGTGATGAGTTATAGCGTGATTGAGATAGTAGAATTACGCAACGATTACGTCAAGGCTAGGGTTGAGTCTAAGAGTAATCCCGGTAGTTTTCATCAGGTTGAGCTGACTCCTTATGGCGCTATATGCGATTGCCGAGGCGTGCTTAACCTTAAGCATAAGAATCACTGCATCCACATCGATGCCGTTCTCGTTTTCATAAAACAAAACTATGGCCTTAACTTTGCCATGACTGAAAAAATCAATCTTGACTCGCATTACGTCAAGACAAACTCATTCATCGATGCTTTCGGCGGATTATTAGTGGGCGAGCCCACGCTATTTTACGGGCCTGACGGCTCAGGCAAGACCGTCTCGGTCTTGACAATTATGGCTCAATACTCTAAGATGTGCGATGGCAAGATAGTTTACATCAACACTGAGACAGGCGACCCCCAGAATCGCTATGCAAAAAGCCAAGTAATGAAATTTGGCGGAGACTTAAGCAAAATAGAGTTCTACGCATTCGTCGAGGAGTCTAAGCTCCACGCCTTCTTGGGCGGCCGGGCCGATGAAAAGTCAGAGTCTCTTAGGGATGTCTTGAAGAAAAGCGAGATAGGCATGGTCGTGGTTGACAGCATCAGTAGGTTCTACAATGCGCAGGTCAACAATGTTCCGCCCCAGCAGAGGCCCATGATTGCCAGTAACTTTGCGGGCAAACTGGGAGTATGGACTAGGTATTTGCAGGACTGCATGTTTAGGTCTAGGCCATTCCCCGTGTTGTTTACGGCGTGGATGCGTTCTCAGGTCGGCCAAGTCTTGAGGAAAGAAGAGGTGGACAGGGACGTCGAGGAAATGAATAATCCGCAACAGCTGAAGGAGTGGACGGGCCCGAAGGTCATCGGCTCTTATTCAAAAGTGATTTTTAAGGTCATGCCGGCCGGAGTGAAGCGCATCGAGTTCACTCAGATTCGGGGCGAGTTCATGATGAAGAAGGCTTACTGCAAGATAACGGAGCGAGGTGTCGAGCTTGAAGGATAAAGAATTCATCCCGAGCTTTGATGAGGAGGAGGAGTTTAGGCAGGGCTACAGGGTGTATAAACTCGACCCGACGCCCCACTTTGACAGGCGCTATCGCCTCGAGTTTCTACTAACGTTGCCCGGAGTCATGACGATAAAAGACAAGAATGGCAGGATTGTGCATCAGTTTAAGACCTACCAAAACTACGTGATCAAGTTTACTAAGTCATATAATGAGCGGATATCCCAGCTTAGCATTGATCCCGAAAAATATGAAAATGGCTTTGAGTCGCTAAATCCTATCATTCCATTGTCCAAGTCGCTCCTGAAGAACATCATCGGGACGATAAATATCGATTTGCCCGAGCCAAATCCCAGAGACGTCTATCTCGAATTGAGGGGCGTTTTTGACAAATACATCGAGGTCGAGCCAGAAGTAATAACCCTACTTAGCATATACACCATTGCGACTTACTTTTTCAGGCTGTTCAACACTTTTCCCTACCTTTACATCTTTGGCCCAAGACAATCAGGAAAAACCAAATTGCTGGCCTTGATGACGAAGCTATGCTACAATGCCGTCTCAACCGTGAATCTAAGCGCAAGCGCTTTGTTCAGGGTCGTGAATGATTTCGGCTCCACGCTAGTCATTGATGAGTCAGAATATCTCAAGGACATGGAGAAGAAATCTGACATCCAAACCCTGCTTTTGGCCGGCTACAAGAAGGACACTGCAAACGTCATGAGGGTTGAAGGCGAGGAGAAGAAGCAGGTCAGGATATTCAACGTCTTTGGGCCGAAAATCATGGCGTCAATTAACTATCCACACGACGTTTTGCTGGATAGGTGCATAATGATCAACATGCTTAGGGGGTCATCAGAAAAAATAAATCTTGAGCCGTCGGAATCATTCCAAGACATCAGGGACAAGTTATATCTACTTTTATTTACTAAATTTGACGAAATATATAACATGCGGGACCTAGACAACTTCAATAATCCTCTGCTGGTCGCTAGGGAGAGGGAACTCTGGCGGCAATTATTAGTTACGGCCACGTGGCTCTCACAATATCTATCCGACGAGGAAAAAGCCCAGCTGATGGCCGACTTGGATAAAGTCATCTCGGATAATTACGCAAAGAAGACAGAAATGAGGACGGACAGCGAGCTAAACATGCTGTTATATGTTTTGTCAAAGATTGTTCACGAGGACGGCTATGTAGCAGTTGCAATCATCAGGTCGGCTTTGCTTGACGAATACACCGAGGAAAACGAGCAGAAGCAGGCGCAGAAAATCTGGACGCCCGAAAAGATTGGCAGGCTCTTAACGGCCTTGAAATTCCAGAAAAAGCGAAAAGCAGAGGGCATACATTATTACATTAAAGTCGATGACGTAAAGCGCCTGTGTCAGAGCTATAACGTAACAATGCCTGAGGAGGAATCCGCCGGCCAGACCGAGCTGGGGGTGAGTGAGGGATGAATAAAAGTAAATACTTCCTCGTCGCTAGGGGAATGATAATATATCATCCTGATGATCACGAAATAGAGTGGTTAAATAGTGAAAGTGATGATCTTAAGCCTTGCTACACAATCAAACTGGATAAGAAAGTTAAGGTAATAACTAATGACTGCGAAAAATATCAAAATTTCCTCGACGATGTGCCTCATTTTCGTGGAAACGAACTATGGGCCAACGGTAAGCATTACTTAATTAAACTTAATCTAGGAGGGGGAGAGAGGTGGAGGTAATAATTAAAACTCCGCCAAGAATCGGGATAAACGAGTTCCTAGCTGACTGCGGGATGCTATATAAGTGCAGGCAGGACACTTATCGGGATGCTTGGCTATACATGTCTCCCGACGAGCTGGCCGCTGGGCTGAAGCTCAAGGCGGCCCGCATAGGCGCAATGCTTCAGGTCAATTCATCTAAGGAGAAAATAGCCGATGATTTGAGAGATTTAGTCGTCTATGCATATTTCCTATACGCCAAAGTGATGGACGATGAGTAAGTATTTTCTCGTATTGAGAGGAGATATAGATTATCAACCTTTACGATATCAAATAGTATGTGTAGATGAAACTAAGCAGTGTTTTACTATTAAAAATATACGGAAAAATCAAGTAAAATATCGAGGGGCAAAAGTTTTCTATTCATATGCATATTATCCTAAAAAATTGATTTTTGTTAATGGGAATGAGCTTTGGGCAATAAAATCATCTGTGAGGATGAGCATGATGCGAGAAAAATTCTAAGTGAGGAGAAATGAGGGAGCACATAAAGGTCTATACATCGCTTGACACTGAGCTTGTAGATATTTTCTCAACATATCTCGAAAACTGCAAGAAGCGGCTATGGATAATCATGTATGTCCTGACACTTCCCTATGTTCTGCGGGAAATAGTCAAGTTGCATAAAGACGGAAAAGATGTAAAAATTATCCTGAGCAATGACCCAATGAATGCGGAAACTGTAAAGTTTCTCGAGGCAAATGGAGTGCCCGTCAAGGTCTGGAGGCAGACCTATGGCATACTGCACACCAAACTCGTCCTTCTGGATGATTACGTGATATTCATGTCCGCCAACCTGACTCATTACGGCCTGAACCGCAACCAAGAACTCATGATGGTCATCAAGCATCCCAAAATCGTCAAACAGTTAGAAAAGATGTTCTTGGGCTACTGGAGAACTACTTAGCCTCACTCTTTTTCAAATGCTCAACTGCGGTTGCGTATGCGACTATGACGCCTATCATGACTAACAATATCCCAAGCGTCAGGCTAAATATGTCTGGGCCATGGCCCGCAATGGTTTTTGTTGCATAATTCTCAAGGGTCAGGGTAGTATAATATGTGGCTGGGACATAACTGCATATTGATACATTTTCAGAGGTATGGCATTGCTTAGACCATGCCGTGTAGCTTGATATTGATGGCACTTCGCTCGTAACTATTTCCACGCTTAAGGGGGCCCTGAAGCTTAGCAGGGTCGAGGCTACTCCCATGATGATTAGGAATATGCAGACCAGAGATAGAATGAATTCCCTCAGGTTCACGGGCTATTTATATTGCCGCAAAGTTTTAATAATGTGAGAAATCTGTAAAATGTATCAGGACAGATTTTTAAGCTTCTGCAACAGTTCTGAGATGTCCTTTTCGGTCTTGATTTCACCTCTCAATTCTTGGATGATTAGTAGCGTTTCTCGTATTTGCTGGAGAATGTTACGACGCTCCGATACGCTCTCGACATAGGCGTGGGCCTTGACTTTCCCGCCCTCAAACAATGCATCTAACTTTTCAAGCTTGGCGAATAGGTTATTCAGCCTGTCAATGAGCCTAAACATCTCTTCCTGAAGGTCAATCTGCTTGACACGTCTCTCCTGATATAATTCTTGCAATTTTTCTGGCTCGAGGACTAGGCGGGGCACATGCTTGCGCAAGTGCCTACTAATGCTCGCAATTGATAAGTCATATTGCTTAGCAATATCTTCATAATTGGCCCCCTCGATGAGCTTTTTCTCAATCTCAGCTCTCTGAGGATGCATACATACTTTACAGCGCTTATCAACTATGAATGTCTCTCCCGATAATTTTTTGATGACTATGGCTTGGGGCAAGAATAGACGGCGAATATTTTTCAGCGCCTTGATAAGCATGCTCATCATTATGACTTGATGTCTCTGGCATTATTTTATCTCAGACAAATACTATGAAGTGTAGCAGGACGATCAAGATGGCTATTGGCAATGACCACATGCGGCCAGACCTATGCGACTGTATGGCCGTCAGGACAAATAGCACTACTTGGACGGCCAGCAATATAGCATCAAAGAAAAATGCTCGTCTATATAGCAATGAGACAAATATCGCAACCAATAGCAATATGTTCTGCGCCAACAGACTAAAGAGCATGCCCCTGTCAGTCTTCCAATCCTTCAGGCTCTTCTTCTTTGCGCCATACATCGAGACATAATATATTATGCCCAATAGCACTATGCCGACCGCAAACAATACCTCAAGTATCATGACTTATTCTTTTCTGATTCTGGCTTATTTTCCTCAAACATTTTCACAATATAGCTCGGAAACACTGTATCATACCACTTCTGAGCCGTCTCAAGCCTCCAGAACCTCTTATCAAAGCTCAAGAACACAGGTCTCCTCAAAACATTTGGTTCATCGCCTTTCACATCAGCCATGGCCATTGATATGCCTCTATCCGAGTCAAGCGTAACATACCTAATCGTCGCAAAATCTATCAGGTCAGGATCAACATAGTAGAGATACACATAGTCATGCGTATCAACCCATCTCGGATACGTTATTGCTTTTTCAGGAAATGCCCGCCTGCTCTCCTCAAGCAAGTGCTGAATCCTGCTCAATGCCTCCTGAAGCTCAAGGCCTACGAATTGCCCAGTGCCGGGCGGGATAGGTATCTGCGTATAATCCTGCTTTATCTCGGGATAGCCCAATTCTCTCCTCGCTTCATCGATTGATATTATTCCTGCCTGAAGCTTGGTTACAGCTATCCTCATTTGTTGCTCTGGGTTTGTCCATTCCAATAGGTCAATTTTGAAGCCGTCAAGCTTGGTTATACGTCTGAATGCCTCAGTCAATCCTGACGCAATTATGCCCTGCAGATCCCTCATCCTCTGCTGGAAAATAACTATCTGATTTCTCGAGGTCTCAAGCGTAGCGGCCTCAGTGTAGCCAAGTAGAATTCTCGGGACACCGAAGATAGATATTATGGTCTGGACGCAACTATCAATTATGTCGGGTATTCTTAAATCGCTCACAGGATTGCCCAAATCCTTCATTTCCCAATCACCCATTGCGAATAGGGTTGTGCCGGGCTTCGTATTGGATATGGTCTTAATGAAATCCTCAAACGTGGCCCTGTCTCCACCCTTATAGATAAAGAACTTGGCTGGAACTCCCTTCCTCATCAGGATTTGGTAGTAGAACAATTCGGCCTCTCGTTTAACCATCAGCGTCCTATACAATGTCTGTATCTTGGGGACGGCATAGGCAAAGTCAAGCCAGCTATTCGCCCGCAGATGGATTATTTCTTCAGGAGTCAGGTCTATCCTTAGATGAACGAATTGTCTATACCCAAGTATGCGGCCATAGTTGTCTCGCTTGACCTGAATTGTCCAAGGCGCTATGACTCGGGGAAAACTAACGTTTTCATGGGCCTCGATGTATGCTTCATCAAAAATTGCCAGACTTGTAACTATTCGCTTGATAATGTCAATGAAGTCATTTTCCCGACTTTTTATCAGGGCCTCAATCTGCTCTTTTACTTGGGGGTCCTCAGACAGGACAACGTATCCAGAGGCAATGACTGCTGAAGCGATGGCATCTACACACATTCTGACATGCGGGTCGCCCATAGCTATGTTGAGAAATTCAAGCAGATTGACTTCCTTCGGTTCGCCCCACTCTCCGTAGAGGGCCGGTAGATTCCAGACTAGGGCTTTTGGTTGGTCTTCGGCCTTGCTTACGCTTTTGACCTCTTCCTCAAGCTTTTGATGGAGAGACTTGCGAATACCTAGCCACTCGAGAATTCCCATTTCACGTTATGCATTTTTCAGAAATATAATATATTTGAAAAAACAATAAATGGCCATGAGTGAGTCATCCCTAACTAAACGGAAAAGAACTGTTGCATTTGTCCTTAAAGATGGTAGAAGAGGCTTTGCGGTTGAATATACTCAGGCAACGCTTCTCTCAGGATTTACGAGGTTTATTGATTGCTCGGTCTGGCCTGAGAGCCATCCAGAAAGGCTTATGGAATACACTACCTTTGATGTGCCATCAGCATTAATTGAGTCGATTTCTGAGGCCAAGCCCGAGGTCAAGGCCGAGGAAAAGCCAGAGGCCCCAGAGAAGCCGAGAAGACGAAGAAAATCAGAAGAGTAGTTTATTTTTTTCAAATTATTAAAAATGCAGACGAATAAAACAGGCGATGAGCGAGTTTAATAAAACACTAGTCATTAAGGTTGAAAAAGCAGAGCCAATAGAGTCTGAAGAGTTCATAGGCGTATTCGAGGGCGTCGCATCAACTCCGGACATTGACCTCGATAATGACAGGTTTGCGCCAGAGGTCCTAGAGAGAAATGCCGAGCAACTAGTCAACAAGCCAATACTCGTCCTTCATGGCAAAGGAGAGACGGGCAACACGCCTGTGGGCAGGATTCTTGAGGCAAAATTCGAGAACGGCGTGCTCAAAATTAAGGCCGGAATATTCAAGACATTCTCAAATATCTGGGAAAAGATCAAGAGCGGTGTCTATAAGGCGTTATCGATAGGGGGCATAGCTAAGGCCCTGAGAAAATTGGGCAACGGCGTCAGGGAAATACTCGACGCAGAGATTCACGAGGTCAGCTTAGCGCCAAGGGGCAAGAACCCCAATGCACAGATACTTTTTGCGTTCGGTAAGGCATTTATGGAGAATGAGGAGGGAGAGTTGGTTGAAGTTGATGATTCACTCTACAAGTCTATTGATTTCGAGAAAGTAGACTATGACTTGCCCATTGTTGAGCGTGGCTCGTGGGATGGAAATGCGGCCGCCAAGAGAATATTAGATTGGGCGGAAAAAGAAGATGGCACAATCGATACGTCAAAGGCATCAAAGCTTTTCCTAGTCGTTGAGGGGGACGGCAAGAATAGGACAGACTTTTCATGGCCGGTCGGAGACATAGTTGATGGCAAGCCCGTCCTCGTAACTTCGGGCATCAGGACGGCGATAGTCTATGCGGCCGGGGCCAGAGGCGTAAAGGCGCCTCCCGAAGTGAAGCGAGCATTGGAAAGATTGGTTGCGAGGCTGAAGAGGGAGGGCTATCTTGACGAGGATTATGAAGTTCCTTGGAAGCATGAGGAAAAGGCCGAAGATGAGGCCCTAAAGTCATTGACTGAAATGGTTAAGGAGATGCGGGAGGAAATCAGGAAATTCATGGGCGAGAAGATTGAGAAGGCTGATGAGAAAAAGGAGACAACTGAGAAATCTGAAAACATGCCTAAACCAGTCGGGAAGGTCGAGTCTCCGAAGGCGCAGGTCTCAGGCGTCGAGCCGAGGCCCACAACCGAGTCATGGGCCATCGAGGAGGCCAGAAGAGTCCTCAGAAAAATAGTCGAGCAGTATTAAGGCTCACTCCAGTTCCTAGCCACCATGTATTGCATGTAGTTATCCCGCATTATTTTCCTCTTTCCGCCATGGCCGTGATTAATGATAGTTATCGGTAGCCTCGGACATACAGGTGGTTCAGCATCAACGTAATGAACATAATAGTCATCGCCCGCAACTGTCCAGTGATTGCTTACATAGCGCATGTTTGGTTGCCACCTGTATAGCCTGATTCTCCAGATTTTTGTGTTATAATTCAAGTCCTGGACCATGACTTGGTAGAAATTGTGCTTGGCCGCCGCAACAATGCTTAACCCCGCATCAATATCACCTATAACCTCTTCATCACCATCAATCATGAAAAATACATCATTTGGTTTGCCTTGTCTGAAGAAATAGCTCCGTTTCTCAATCTCGCTTTTCCACGGCCTAAAAGGCTCTACAAACTCAATATTACTGTATTTTTGCTTTAATCTAAAAACTATTTCCCTAGTCCCATCATCGGATAAGAAGTTTTTGAGATTATTAACCCGCATAAAGGCCTCAAAGGCCCCATCAAGCACAACCAATCTATCGACAAAGGGCGCAATGCTCTCAATCGCTCTTGCTATATTTTCAGCCTCATTATAGACGATCATGCAAGCAATAATCATTGTTGTATTTTTCTCAGATTATTAAATAAATATCTCAAAAGAATAAGGCGATGAGTCTGCCTACAATCTGGACAGAAAAGGGAGAAGAGGTAATCCGCTTCAACAAGGCCGAGCTGATAGAGAAAGCCGAGGAATACCTAGTCGAGTTCGCCAAGGCATATACATCGACTGACAGCAACCTGCCCATGATTCCGATAAGGCCAGAAGTCGTGGACATATTCAAGCCGCCCTCAGTTTCGAGAAGCGTATTCAGAGTTATAACTATGCCGAGCGAGATTATCAGGTTCTACATTAAGTCAGATGTTCCAAGCGTGAAGACAGGCGCAGAATCTGCCGCCGCCACCGAGACAAAGATAACGTGGACATCACCATCAGACCTAACACCCAAATTGCTATATGGTTATGCCCGATTCACGCAGACGGCCCTAGAGTTCACGGAGGGAGTCATCGACTTGGTGGCCGAGCATCTGAAAGACCTTGCTTGGGATTTGGCAAGAAAGGAGGACAAGAACGCCTTTTACGGAGACGGCACAGGCAGTAACGAGCTGAATGTCTGGACAGGATTGAAAAACGTAACGGGTGTTGGTTCAACTGATTTGGCTAAGAGTGGCTTAGATCCCAACACCATTAATGCGGCCGTGGCGCAGTTTGAGGAATACGGTATAGCCGACAACCTAGTCCTAGTTGCTCCTCCAAAGGTGTTGATGCATCTGAGGAAGAACATCTACTCAGTTGCCAATGCAGGTATGATGGCCGTCGCTGGAGAGGTCTTCAAGACTGGAGAAATAGTCTCGTTGCTCGGATTAAAGAAAATCGTGTCAGCGCCACACCTACCGACTAGGGCATACAACCCAACTGCGAATCCGCCTGACAACACACTAGTGGGCGACGCCTTCATCTTCAACCCAGAATACACCATTATCGGGGATAGGAGGAAGCCACAGGTCATAAGACAGCCCGCACCGCTCGGAGAGACTGCCGATGTTGCTTGGGACGTAAAGCTAACTGAGAGGGCCGGCTTCATAGTTACGAGGCCAGCGGCTGTTTACGTCATCCAGAACTGCCTAGCCCAGTAAATCCTAAAATTTAGCTAGGAGAGGCGGAGAGGATTGACATATGTTAGCGTGGGCAATGTCAGGAGCTATAATGCGTGGAATCCTATCCCGATTTCTGGAGACACATTAACTGCCCGCAACCCCACTCTGTATCAGACATCTCGCTACCCCATCGTTGATTTTGATTATGATGGCTCAATAGATGATGATATAATTGTTTATGTTGGTGGCAATCCTGCTAGTTTTACGCTTGTCAATCCTGAAAGGGGACTAGTCTCTTTTTCCTCTCCGCCAAGCGGCACAGTTACGGCTGATTATTGCTGGCATCCAATTTCTGACATTGAGATAAGCTTGGCGATAGCGTCGGCGGAGGCCGAGGTTGAGCTATTAACGGGATTCAAATATGCGCCCGAAGAAATCACTGAGAAAATCAGGGTCTACGTGGGAAATGAGGTCAAGACAAGCAGGCCAATTATTTCAGTATCAAGTCTCAAAATATATTCCATTATTGGCACGTTAGTAAATGATAATCCGAGATATGAAGTAATTGACAAGGACAAGGGAATAATTCGAATTCTCGACTATCGGGCTGGAATTCCAACGAGGCCGTATTTCTTGCCGTCGGCCTACGAGGTTGAGGTAACCTATCAGGCTGGATATTCCTCTCCGCCAGACTATATCAAGAATGCGGTTGTATTATTCGCAACATACTATATTTTGCTGAAGTTCCAGCGAATGATTGTCCTGAATGAGGATTATACACAAGTAAGCCTGACATTCAAGACTCCCGAAGAATTCACCAGAAGGCTTGAATTTATTCGAGAAGAGGTTGAGCGCATAAGGGCCCTCCTGCCAAAGAGGTCGAGGGCCATTGATTGATCTCGAAACAGTAACGAGCAAGATTATCAATATTGTCAAGGCCGCCACTGACATTAAGGTCAAGGCAGGCTGGATAACTCAGGAAGATACTTTTCCAATAATAACCATCTATGCGTTGAGCCAGAGGCCCGAGAAGATACTGGCGGCCAGCGTCGCAATATACAGGTTCACGTATCAAATTGATGTTTGGCACAACACCATGTTTGAGTGCGATAGGGTTGCGAAAAACATAATCAACAAATTTATTGATTCGTATAAGACCGAGAATTGGTTTGGCCTCAATTTCATTATCTCGGACTTACAAGAAGAAGGAGTTTTTAGAAAAGTCATAAGGGTTGAGTTTGGGGCGGTGGGTTAAATGCCATGTCCATACCGCATCAAGATAAACAACTGCTATTATTGTGGCAAAAGAATTCCGCTAGGATGTAGTCCGGTCGTCTGTCCATTTGGGCGCAAGGTCTGGAAAAGCCTCGTCCTGAACGACTATCAGACCGAGAAGGTATGGTATGTCAATGAGGAAAAGGCAAAGCTGGAGGCCGATCCTGAGTTGATTTTTAAGCTCTGCAAAAAGGATGGTGGATACATGATTAAGCAGATAAAATACCGCTTTCACGGCCATGACAGAATATATAGGCTCAAAGCGGGAGAGATTAAGCGAGACACCTTTGAGCGGGCCAAGGCACTGACCTATTTCTTTGACATAGAGGAAAAAGAGGAGGGCAAGGGCGGGAAAATAGCAATAATTGACTCGGGAATCAAATCGTATCAAAAGGTAAACATAATCAGTCTTGGCAGTAGCGCCTATGATGATGAAAATCACGGCTCAATTATTGTCGACGTAATTAAGAGCCTCGTGCCTGAGGCCGACATAACAATGATTAAATTACCGGGCCACGAATTCTTTGATGCAGATATCATTTCGGCACTCGAAGAAGCAAGGAAGAGAAATGTCCACGCAATTAATTTGAGCATTCAGAGTGAGTCGCCAAGCGATGGGAAAGACCCAGTGAGCATATATGTGAATCACTTGGCCGAGCTGGGCATAGTTACATGCATAGCCGCCGGGAATGGGGGGCCTGCAAGCATGACTGTCGGCTCTCCGGGGGCCGCCGAGTGGGCCTTGACTGTGGGGGGCGTAAATACCGTTGGAAAAGTTATGAGGTGGAGCAGTAGGGGGCCTACGCTTGACAGGAGAATCAAGCCTGACCTATCTGCACCCGCTCAGTATGTTTTTGGAGACTACTATTTGCGAGGAACAAGTTTTGCGGCCCCGTTTGCCACTGCTCTCTCTTGCGTAGTTAATCGGGATGTGGGACATGCGAAAATCACGCTGAAGCTAATTTCCCTATCGTCCAGCCCGTTTCCCGAATTTTATTACACGGCTAATAAGAAAAAAGCGCTTCTGGGCCTGAAGAAGCATATTGACATCAGGAATATTGGGGGTTATGGTATATTGAATGCGGTCAGGGCCATTGAATGGGCGTTGTTATTTAAGTCTCAGAATAATAAATTAGATAATTAGATAATCATGAGGAAAATGAGAAATGAGTGTTAGCTTTGCAATAAGAAAACTGTATTGGGGGAAAGAGACAACCTACGGGCAGGCCGCAACAGTATCATCCACGCTTGGATTGCCCCAGAGCTTCGATCCCGGCCTTGAATTGGTAGAAGAAGACATATATGCTGGAGAGCGAGGATACTACGACCACCTATACATCGGACGAAACGTCAACCCAAGCGCTGAGTTCTACATGGTTGACGGCACGTTCCTGCCATTCCTGCTAGGCTCAGTTGCGAATAGCGGGACAGCGGCGCCATACACCCATACCGTTACGCTTGGAAATACATTGCCATCAATGACCCTTGAGGCCGTCAGAGGCTCAATTGCCGAGAGAGTCGTGGGCGCATTGGTGAGCGACTGGGAGATAAGCGTCGAGGCCGACGGGATAGTTAATGTCTCTCTCGACTTCTCGGCCAAGGACGTCTCATTCCTCACAACTTACACTGATCCCAACATATCGTTGCCAACGACTAGACCATTCAAGTTCACGGACATGACCGTTACATGGGGAGACACAACTCTCGGAAAAGTAACTAGTTGCTCGATCTCAGGCTCAAACAATCTTGAGCCATTGCCGAGGCAGGGAGAAGTCATTCCGGGCTATGCAATATTGACGGCCGAGTATGAGGCAGAGCTAGAGTTGATTTGGGAGAGCTACGGCATGGCGCTCGACTTTTTAAACGCAACAAAGAGAGACTTAGTTGTCAAGTTTGTCAGGACAGCGGGACAAGACGAGATTGAATTTGACCTAAACAACTGCCTCTTGGAATGGGCATCAGAGATAGATTATACGGGTGATGTCATCACTCAGACCATTTCGCTTAAGCCGAAGACAATCCAGATAGTCGGAAAAGACAACATAGCCGCATGGTGATGAATAATGATAATTAGTGTTAATGGACGGGAATATAGGGTTAGGCTCAAGGCGGCCGCGTGGCCGTATCTTCGCACTCTTTCAAATGCATTTACTGACATAAAGATTCCTGATGAAGAGTTAGAGATGGCTGAGGAGAAAGTCCTAAAGCTATGTGTAGCGGGAGAAATTCATGAGGATGATGTTGATGAATTACTGATCAAGATTCTCGCCCACTTCGCAAAGGTAATAGGCTCAGAGTTCAAGTCCTTTCGATCAGAAATTCCTAATCTCAGTAGGTAGAGTGGCCGAGAGATTCGGCCAACGCCCCAGCCAATTACTTAGGGGCGGCCTAATAGAGTTAATGCTTGACATGCATGTTGCCAATCTCCTCTCCAGAGAAGAGAGGAAGGCGCTTAAAAAAGCAGAGAGGAGGAGGTAAATGCCAATAAAAATTGAGGTTCAGGCCAAGGGACTAGATAAGTTAGCCTCAATGCTCTCAGTCGAGAAGATGCATAAGGCAATGGATATTTTTCTTGATGAGAGTGCAGAGGTTGTTAGGGCCGAGGTGCGAGCATTTGCGCCAATGAGGACGGGCCGACTCATAGAGTCTATCCAGAAAATAAAGCTAGGCGAGATGCACTATGCGGTTGGTTCTCCGCTTGACTATGCGCTATATCAAGAAGTGGGAACTAGGCCACACATGATTTATCCACGTAGCGCTAGGGCATTAAGATTCGAGATAGGGGGCATAGAAGTATTTGCCAGATATGTTAGGCATCCTGGTTTTCCTGGCAGGCGTTATTTTGCCAAGGCTCTGGCCTATTATTCTATAATTTGGCGTGATTTGGCTAAGAGAGTCATCAGCATGGTGATGAGGGAGTGAGCGAGCGTTTCCCAATCGAGATTGAGTTCAGGGGCATTGATGACGTAAGCGACGAATTGAAGGCTGTGAATGAAGGAATGAAAAACATAAGCGACACTATGAATAAGGTCAGTGACTCTGCGTTTAGGGTCAGGGTATCAGCTGATGATGTAAATGCGGCCCTTGAGCGCAACAAGATAACAAGTATTGAGAGTGCGGATGCGGCCGCTGAAATACTTCGGGAAAATCAGGCTAACCAGAAGGCACTCAGGGCACTAGCCGAGCAGGCCGAAGTGTTCAGCGATAAGGCCGAGTTCATGGCGTCGCAGCTCGGAAAAATAGCGAGTCTCGGATCTAAGGTAAACAGCATTTACAACTCGATAAACACTATGATGACTCGCATGAACACGGCCCAAACAAATCTAAATATGGCGCAGGAAAGACAAGCTCAATTGCTTCAGGAGATTAATCAAAAATTCGGCATCCAAGCTACATCAGTTGATGAGGCAATCGGCGCGCTGGATGAACTCAGAGGCTACTATCTCGAGGGAGAAAGAGACACAAAAGATTTGGACGCGGCGCTTAAACAATTGGCACAGAGCCAGAAAGAAGTTTCTAAGGCCTCTCAGGAGGTCGCAAATGCGCAGGCCCAAGCAACCCAACAGATGGTCGCCTTAGGTATTCAGGCCATCGGCCTAGTCCCGTCATTCATTCAAGCCGCCAATGCATTCTCAACACTCATCCAGCTCGGGCCGGGAATCAGTGGAGCACTAAAAATGGTGAGTGGTGGATTCACAACTCTTTATGCGTCTCTGGGCCCCGTCGGCCTGATACTCATAGCGCTTAGCGTCATTATTCCGCTCATAATTATGTATTGGGATCAGATATCGGCCGCGCTTCAGCAGGCGGCCAATGTCATCTGGTCAGTCATCGGGCCCGCATTACAGTGGCTGTGGGACAACATTCTCAAGCCATTAGCAGATTTCATTATTGGGATTTTCATAAATTATCTAAACCAACTCAAGACGGCTTGGGACTATGTATGCATCGGAATAAATGCGCTTAGAGATGCGTTGCTCTGGGTGTGGAACAACGTGCTTAAGCCGATAGCCGACTTCCTCATAAACAAGTTCAAGAGCGATATTGAGGCATGGATAGGCGCATTCGAGTGGGCCAAGCAACAAATTGACAAAATATTCAACTCCATAAAAGACATAATTAATGGAGTTCTGAATTGGATAAACGACAAGATTAATTGGGTCAAAAATCAGATTCAAAATGCATTTGACAGTCTTAAGAAAGTCCTAGTCGGAGGCTCAATCATTCCTGACATGTGGACAGGAGTAGTGGACTGGACAAAGTGGGGCATAAATGAGATGAATAGTCTGATGAATAACATGGGCCTCGAGGTGAGCCCGACAGTCAGGGGGCCCGTCATGCTTACGGTCAGCGTAAATGTGGCTGGGACAAATGCATCACCAGAAGAGATAGCCAAGG